CAAGGTAATTGGGAAGGTGTATGCCTCACGTTCTAATTGATCGACTGCTGCATCACCAGTATCAAAGACCGTGTTACCACGCTCCATAATCTCAGTAGTAATAGTATAGAAATATACTTTGCCCAATTGGAAGAAAGGCATTTCTTTTTCTACGAATTTGATTTCATAGTTATCTCCTGTTAAGGGATAGTGTATGATATCTCCTTCTGAAGGTCGATCTGGAAGTGATGGATTGGCCGCATCTACTTCTGACCACCGATTAACTGAAACAACAAATGTTGCTTCATCAGTGACCCTTAGTCCAAACTTGGTTGCAAGTTCAGCACCAACTCCACCGAATCCTTCTACGTTTTGTAGAAGCATTTCCACTGTGTATATAGTTGTAAACCTCGATAAAGTGACATCATTCATCACGCTATCTTGAACCATTATACGAGGGATGTACTTGACATCACTACCAAATAGTTTAATCTGTTCGTCAACTAGGTCTTGAATAAGACCTTGTTCACCAGTAGTGCCACCGTGTAAAGATGGGAAATAGGTGCTAGTAGGCATTATCCAATAAGGTCAAGTGGTGGAATTGCATAGGTTGAAAGTATTTGACTCTCAATCTTTTCAAGTTCTAGAACTGCCTCCTGATATATCTTCTCTCCATTGAGAGTAATACCACCAGGCAATTGAATGTTCTGATACTTAGTTAGGTTGATACCCCATTGCTTCTTAATAAGAGCAGTGAGATACTTTTTCATAAAGGGATCATTGTTCATATCCGTATATGTTGTAGGATCTAATGCCCTATAACATTCAATGATAACGAACTCACCTGCTTTCATATCTTCAGCAGCAGTGTCAAGATAAAGTCTGTCTTGTCTCTGATTGAATCTGAACTGAATAAATGTTCCATTATTCAATACAAAATCAAGAGTCTCAAGATAGCTCTTGGTCATATAGTAATTAAGTATATCAACAGCACCAAAATGATATAAGTCATTTAGGAAGATCTGATATTCTATACCAAATAAGTTACCTCTTATACCACTAGACTTGATACCAAATATACGGCTAATACCATATACGTGTTCAGGAACTAGGATATAATTATCTCTTTCTGTCCACTCAGTTGTACTACCAGCTACCGTAGTAGTCTGGTTCTGAGATGCGAAGCGTGTAACATCAGCAGCAGTAACTTCGTGCTTAAGAAGCATCTTCTCAGCACCGTTGTAAGTCCACTCAGAGAACTTCTGGAAGGCATCATCAGTCAGATCATCTATCTGCTCTTGGGCTACGTTAATTTGCAGTACAGGTTCTCCTAACTGCCTCTTACAGTATGCTTGTAATTCTGCTCTCGTGCTCGGTTTTGCCATTACACACTCTTACCCTTCTTCTATATTTAGACAGATAGGAAATGTCGCTTTAATATAGAAAATGGTATAAAGTAAAACTGACTCTCTGTTAGACCCATAGAAATCATCTTGGCTATACGATGTTTACCATCCAACATTCTATACTTGTCATTATATGGATTAGACATATCTGTTATAATTCCTGGATACAATTCAGGATCCTTACGTGCCCCAAAGCAACAAGGGCAATTATCAAAGGACATATGTGGATATAAATGCTTTCCTTTCCAAGCAATATCCTCAAATTGAACTACGATTAAATTCTCTTCAGTTAGATATGGTAAACAATCTCTAATAGGTATATCGACACGAGAAAAAGGGAACTCCTTATGGAATCCCCAATCTCCAAATACATCTTCTCTTGGCGTTCTAGTATACCAAGGATGTTCGTACCACTCGCTCAATTCTCATTAAGAAGTTCTCTTTCTACTTCTTCCTCATCATCAGGAGCAGCCTGATCTTTAACAATATTTAATGCTTCAACCGCACCTTGTAGTTTAAGGTACCGTTCTTTAGCAGTGTTTAATTTCTGTTCCATCTCAGCGATCTCTTTCATAAGATCTTTCATCTGAGTAGAGAAATTAACGATTAATTCGTCGGTATTCATATTGGCCATAATTGATGAATAAAAAAGGGGGTTGTTATAACCCCCTTATTATATGTGATATTTATCAGAGTGTCAAGATTATGCCTGTGACTCACTCCAAGAAATACGTCCTGTTACGGTGAATGGGTTAGAGTTGCTAACACCCGTCAAGTCAACAGGTTCTGCGGTAACCGTTAGAAGGTCAGGTCCATTCGGGAAGATACCGTCACCACCAAGGATGGAGTTACCCATCTCAATGATAGAACTAATATCGTAGGAAGTAGATCCTGTTAATCTGTTACCACTGTTGTCAGTTGTACCACCAGCAGCACGGAAGGAGAAGATCTCAAGTCCACCTGCGTAGGTGTCATCATTCGTGTGCTTGATCAGCTGAGATAGTGAAGGAGGTGCCACATCTAAGTACGAGTCTGTACTTAGTGATGGGTTCAAGATTAGTTTAACTTCGCACTCGTGTGTGTTAACAACGTCAAGAGAGTTAAGTTGTAACTGCATTCGGTTGATAATTTCACGTTCACCTAGTGTACCAGATAGAGATGAGTCAACAGAAGGTGACAATCTAATTGATACAAGAGGTATCTGCGAAGGAACCACGTTATCAGTACCAGCAATAGCACCAACACTCATTGTTGTTCCTGAAGGAACAGCAGGGTTGCCTAGTGCAGTGTTGATAATGCCTGTACCTTGGTTCCACTGGAATGTAGTGTTACCGTTAGAGTCAACGTATAAGAAGTCAACTTCTAAGTTACCACCTGAGGATCTAGATCTGTAGATAGAACGTCCATCCACGAACCAACCATTAGCAACAGTATTTTGATAAACTGTTGAACCCTGTGTTAGAACACTTGATTGACCAGTACTGAAGAATAATCTGAGATAGAATCTCTGGTTTCTAGACCAACCTTCACCAACATCATACTGTCTCTTAACTTGAGAGTTCTGGTTAGTTGAGGAACTCTGTGACACTTCGTTAGTAAACTTAAGCAAGTTTCCAGACGCTGTGAAGAGGTATGCTTTGTCAGAGTCGAATCGACCATCTGTGATAACAGAAGTACCCCAGTGGAACAGACTTGGAATGTAAGTAGGAATTCCTTCGTTCTGAATCTCGTAACGAGCAGGTAAGTTACCTGATCTGAAGTATGCTTCGGTCAAACGGTTGTTGTGCTTGAATTCGTGTACGTACTTGACGTGACCATTTTGATCCTTGAATCCAAAGCGAATCTTACCAGCACCATACCAAGAGTAATCCATATATGCCATCTGGATCTTAGTGATATCCAGAATAAATCCAGAAGGACCAGATCCATCGCACTTATCGTGATTCCACTCACCTTGAGGAATCCTAGTGTTAATTGTCTTAGTAAGAATAATATTTTCAGCAGTAATACCTTTGTACTGAGGCTGAATAATCATTCTTTGGTTATTCACAACACGAATCACTTTATGTGACTGTCCACGAATAACAACGTATTCTCCTGCGGCAACTTGAGCACTAAACGTTGTGGATGATCCAGTAACGATGTTAGATCCCTTAGCAACAGATACACGACCTGTTAACTGAGTTGTGGAACTACGGCGAACGGCGTTCAGTGTAGAACCATCGTACTCGAAGTACATACCATTTTGGAAGTCGTACATACCAGCACGTACACTGGAGTTAACCCAATTAAGTACGTGGTAACCTAAGAATCCAGAAGCAGCAGATGTTGTAGGTGCTTGATCAAGATTGATAGTGAAACTAAATGCATTGTATACAACTGCAACTGGGTAAGTACCATTGTATGCTTCATCAGCAGAATCAACAAACTGTATGTTTGTACCTACTTCTAGGTTGTGTGGTAGTTTGGTTGATACAAGAACACGATGAATTGTACTACCGTCAACATATGGCCAGTAGTAAGCAGATGTAGCAGGGTTCTTAGGACAGAAGTTAATAGCGAGTGATACCTGTATACCTTTACCTGACTGGTAACGGAAGTATCTACGTGTCTGTCTACAAATCTGACCATCAGGTGAC